TATTAGTGTTGAAATAAAATATAAGGATGGTGCTGATAAGCCAAAACTATGGAATAAAAGAGCTAAGCAATCTAGAGATGATAAGCGTAATGCTCGTCAAATGAAAAAAATAAACGAAAGAAATAAATGAGAATAGGATTAGCAGGTACAATGTCTGTAGGTAAAACTACATTAGTAAAAGCATTAGCTGAATTACCACAATTTAAGGATTACTTTATTGCTACTGAGCGTAGTAAATATCTTCGTGATTTAGGTATTCCACTAAATACTGATTCTACATTACCAGGTCAGTTTGTATTTTTAGCTGAACGTGCTAGTGAGTTATTACGTGAAAATGTATTAACTGATAGAACAATATGGGATGTATGTTCATTTACTTTAGGTGCTAAATCAATAAGTGATTTTGATAAACGTACATTTGTTGAGGCTGCTATGATGATGAAAGATTATTATGATTTAGTAATTTATGTTGATCCTCATGGTGTAAGTATTGAAGATAATGGTGTTAGAGAAACTGATTTACATTACAGACGTAAAATAGATGAAGTTATTAAAATGTCATTACTTGAATTTAAACCTAAAAAATTAATTACTGTTGAAGGTACAACAGAACAACGTATTGCTACAATTTTGCAAAATATTTAATATTTATATGATGAACAACACGAACGCAGACAAAATGAAAAGTAAAGAACTACGCAAAATTATACGCGAAGCTATTGCAGATGTATTATCTGAAACATCTGAACAAGATGTTAAAAATGCTAAAAAAGCAGAATTAGATGCTAAAATTAAAGCAGCCGATACTGAAAAAGCATTAGCTACTCAAGAAAAAACAGCATTAGGTGAAACAGACATTGATGAAATGGCTCGTATCCCTAAAGGATATAGATTAACAGACGATAATGTTGATACAACAAGATTTACTAAAACTATTTCAGGTACATCATTAGCTGATGTTATTAATTATTTTAGAGAAAATCCAGGTACAGATAAAAAAGCATTACAATCACACTTTAATTTCGCTCGCCCTCAAATTGCTAACGCTATAGTTAATGGTTTAATGGATGCAGGTGTATTAACAAAATTAGGTGCTGGTGGTGAAGAAGAAGCACCAGGTACTCAAGCACAAGCCCCAGCAGCAACTGATGCTGAAGATATGTTTGTAGGTGGTTCTGAAAACCCATTAGCAATGTATTTTGATGGTGAACCAAATGATGATGGAAGTGAAGATATAATTGAACCAGAAGCAGGTGAAATTGAAAAAGCTGAACCTGTTAACACAAGTGATGTATCAGATGCTGATTTTGAAGCATCATTAAAATATTCTGATTTGGATCGTCGTTTGGCTGCTACTAAATCTAATATATTAAAATTAAGAAAAGGTAGAACATCAGCAGGTGATATCAATGATAAACCATCTACTGAGTTAGAACGTTTACGTGCTTTAAAAGCATCATTAGAACAACGTATTGCTGATTTAAAAGCTAGTTCAGCATATGTAAGAAAATTAAGTGGTACCCCTGAACCAGAAGATATTGAGATGCCAGATACAGAAGAAGAACCACTAGATGAGTGGGCAATAGGTAGATTACAATATTATGCAGGAATAAAAAAATAAACATATGAAAAAAATCGTTTTAGGAGTTTTAGTATTTTTAGTAGCAGCATACATTATATTTGATAAAGTAAAAGATGCTAGTTTATCTAAAGAATTTACACAAAAACAAGATAGCTTAGTACACGCAGTAGATTCAATGAAATTAGATATTGCTAAAGATGATGCTAAAATTGATTCATTAGTATACGTTGATAATGTTTTAACTGATAAAGTTAAACATGCTAAAGGTAAAGTAATTAAAATTATTGAAACAGTTGATATTAATAAAGCAAAAATTGCTAATTTAAAAGATCACGAATTAATATCTTATTTTAATACTCGTTATCCTAAAGATACAGTTACAAATAAACTACCAGTAGCACAACCAGTACTATTAGCTACAGCTAAAGATTTAGCAGAATTAGATGGTGCAAAACAAATTATTACTATTAAAGATAGTGTTATTGCATTAACTGAAGCTAGAGTAACAGGTAAAGATAGTGTTATTGCTATTTATATTAAGAAAGAAGGTACATATAAAAACATAATGACCAATCAAGATACACAAATTAAAGATTGGAAAAATCAATATCAATCATTATACTTACAGAATCAAAAGCTTAAATTTAAGAACAAAATTACTAAAATTGGAGCTGGTGTAGTAGTTGGTGGATTAGTATATTTGATGATTGCAAAATAAAATCACACGCCCCCACATAATTAGGTCTAGCCGTAAGGTTAGGCCTTCTTTTATATATTTATATACATGAGTCAAACGAACATTAAGGAAATAATCAAGGCGGAATATATCAAATGTGCTACTGATCCTATACATTTCTTTAGAAAATATTGTTATATATCTCATCCGATTAAAGGAAGAATATTATTCCATCTATATCCATTTCAGGAAGATGTATTGACGGATTTTAGAAATGAGAGATTTACTATTATAAATAAATCAAGACAGCTAGGTATATCTACTTTAACTGCAGGTTATTCTTTATGGACAATGTTGTTTAGTAAAGATAAAACTGTATTGTGTATTGCCACTAAGCAAGAAACAGCTAAAGGAATGGTAGAGAAAGTACAGTTTATGTATAATAACTTACCAAGTTGGTTACGTGGTAATGTAAAACCATTATCTGATAATAAATTATCATTAAAACTAGCTAATAACTCTCAAATTATAGCTACATCAGCGGCGTCAGATGCAGGTAGATCATACGCCGTATCATTGTTGCTAATAGATGAGGCTGCATTTATTGAAGGCATTGATAAAATTTATACGAGTATTAAACCAACCATTGCAACGGGTGGAGGTATTATAGCATTATCATCACCAAATGGTGTTGGTAATTGGTTTCATAAAACGTATACTGAGGCAGAGATTAATAAAAATGATTTTAAAGCAATTAAATTAAAATGGGATTTACATCCTGATAGAGACCTAGCTTGGGAAGAACGTGAAAGAACAAATATGTCAGCTCGTGAGTTTGCTCAAGAGTATGATTGTGACTTTTTAGGCTCTGGAAATTCAGTTGTTGACCCCGATATATTATCATTTTATGAAGAAACATTTATACAAGATCCTGTGGAACGCCGCTTTATGGGCGGTGATTTTTGGATTTGGCAGTATGCTGATTATAGCAAGCAGTATCTTGTTTGTGCTGACGTTGCTCGCGGTGATAGCAGTGACTATTCGGCTTTTCACGTCATCGATGCTACAACATGTGAGCAAGTTGCTGAATATAAATCGCAAGTGGATACTCGTACTTATGGAAATATGTTGGTATCTGTTGCTACTGAGTATAATAACGCTTTACTTGTAGTAGAAAATGCTAACATTGGATGGGATGTTGTTAACACAATAATAGAAAAAGGTTATCCTAATTTATATTATTCACCTCGTGCTTATGGTGATATTACTATGGATAAGTGGATGGATAAAATGGATAAAGAACAAACAGTTCCTGGATTTACTACATCAGCTAAGACAAGACCACTTGTTATCTCCAAAATGGAGGCGTATATTCGAGATAGACAGTTTACCTTTCATTCAAAACGTTTGTTAGAGGAATTACGTGTATTCATTTGGATGCATGGTAAAGCACAAGCGCAAAATGGATATAATGATGACTTGGTGATGGCTTTAGGAATGGGATTATTTACTAGAGATACTGCTATGAAGTTTCATGAACAAGGGATGAAATTAACTAGAGCAGCAGTGGATGGTATTATTAAAACAGGTGGAGAAGGTTCTTATCAAGGACCTATGTTACCAAGCGGACAATCCAATCCATACATGATAAGTGATGGACATGGACAGTTTGAAGACATAGCATGGGTACTTGGGTAGCAAATATTTATACATATAATAAAAATACAAAATGGCTGAATTAAACAATAACGGACCAGGGTTATTTACTAGATTAACTCGTTTGTTCAATACAGACGTAATCATTAGAAACGTTGGTGGGAATCAATTAAAGGTTACAGATGTTGATAAAATCCAAGCCTTTGGTAATGTTAAAACAAACGCATTAATAGATAGATTTACTAAGTTGCACCGTTACGGAGCTAATATGCCGTACAACCCAACAATGAACTACCAAACACTTCGTATTCAGTTATATACCGATTATGAAGCAATGGATACAGAATCAATCATTGCATCAGCATTAGATATTCTAGCTGATGAATCTACATTAAAAAATGAATTTGGTGAAGTATTACAGATTAAAAGTGCTGATGAAAATATTCAAAAAGTATTATATAACTTATTTTACGATATATTAAACATTGAGTTTAACTTATGGTTATGGACTCGTAACATGTGCAAATATGGTGATTTCTATTTACATATGGAAATTGCTGAAAAGTTTGGTGTGTATTCAGTAATACCATTGTCAGTTTATGATATGGTTCGTGAAGAAGGACAAGACCCAACTAACCCATCTGCAGTAACATTTAAAATTGATCCAACAGTCATTGCGTCTGGTGGTGTATCAAATCGTGTTAAAGATAGAGATGGTAAAATTAAATTTGAAAACTATGAAATAGCGCATTTTAGGCTATTAACTGACGCTAACTACTTGCCTTACGGGCGCTCGTTTATAGAGCCTGCTCGTAAAACTTACAAGCAGTATGTGTTGATGAAAGATGCAATGATGTTGCATCGTATCACACGCGCCCCAGAAAAACGTGTATTCACAATTGATGTAGGTAATATTCCTCCAAATGAGGTAGATGCATACATGCAACGTTTGATGCAGAAGATGAAAAAAACACCTTATGTTGATAATCAAACAGGTGAATATAATCTTCGTTATAATCTAATGAACATGATGGAAGATTATTATCTTCCTACTCGTGGTGATAGAGCATCAACAAAAATCGACACAATTAAAGGATTAGAATATAATGCAATTGATGACGTAAATTTCTTACGTGATGAAATGTTAGCTGCTCTTAAGGTGCCTAAAGCATACTTTGGATTTGAAAAAGATTTAAGTGGTAAAGCTACATTGGCTTCTGAAGATATTCGTTTTGCTCGTACAGTTGAACGTTTACAACGTATTATACTATCTGAATTATATAAAATGGCTTTAGTTCATTTATATGTTCAGGGATATGATGGTGCTGCATTAACAAATTTTGAATTATCATTAACTACTCCATCAATCATATTTGAGCAGGAGAAAATTGCATTGTGGAAGGAAAAAGTTGACTTAGCTAAACAAATGCAAGATACTAACTTAATGCCTTCAGATTTTATTTACGATAAAATATTCCAATTCAGTGAAGATCAATATGATGAATATCGTGATTTAGTTATTGAAGATAAAAAACGTGCATTTAGATTAGGCCAAATTGAGAATGAAGGTAATGACCCAGCTAAAACTGGTAAATCATATGGTACACCACATGACTTAGCTTCATTGTATGGTAAAGGTAGAATGGGACAAGGCACACAAGACATACCTTCAGGGTATGATGAAAAACGTGATGTAGGTCGTCCACAAGAAAAAACATCAATGATAGGCACCCAAACAGACCCATTAGGTAAAGATAAATTAGGTAGAGCAGCTGCTAATACAACTAATGAACCTAATCTTCCTAGAGAAGATGGTACACCAAAAGGTGGTTCACCATTAGCAATAGCTGAAGCATATAAAAATAAAGCATTATTTGAGGCTATACCTAAAAATATACGTAAAGAAATAGTGTTCGGACCTGATCAAGAACCGTCATTACTTAATGAAAATAATATTAAGGGCATATAATAACTACATATTTATAGGTAGTGCACACTTACACTATGAAAATAAAACACAGCAAATACAAAAATACTGGTATCTTATTTGAACTTTTAGTGCGCCAAATCGCATCAGACACTGTGTCTGGTAAAGATTCGGCTGCTATCGGTATTGTTAAAAAATTCTTTGGTAAAACAGAATTAGTTAAAGAACACAAATTATATCAAGCATTAATTACAAGCAAAGCATTATCTGAAGGTAAAGCTGAATCATTAATCAACTCAGTATTAGATATATCTTCACGTTTGAATAAAACGGCTTTACGTAAAGAAAAATATAATCTTATTAAAGAAATTCGTAGTCATTATGATATCGAAGTATTTTTTAAAGCAAAGATTACTAACTATTCACAATACGCCGCAGTATCTAATTTAATTGAAGCTCATGGATCATTAGAATTTATTGAGCCTTCTCAAGTTATTGATAACAAAGTAACATTACTTGAACATATTACTCGTAAAGAAGTTAATGTTGAAGAGGTTAAAGATCGCGTGTTAGAAGAGTATGGTAAAATGGATACTGGTACACGTATCTTAGCATACAAAATGTTACTAGAAAAGTTCAACGAAAAATATTCTACATTATCTCAAGCACAAAAATCAGTATTAAAAGAATACATTAACAATGTTACTAATACTGTTAAATTGAGAGAATTTGTAAATGAACAATTTGCTACAATTAATAAATCATTAACTGAATTAATTCCAGCAGTAGCAGATAAAACTGTTCAAATTAAATTAACTGAAATAGCTAGTTTATTACAACCATTAGATAAGAATCAAAACGTAAAAGATGAGAATATAGTATCTCTTTTACAATATCATCAATTAATAGCTGAATTAAAAGCAATTAAATAATGAATAAAATTAGTTTAATAGATTTATTAGAAATAGATGCACCTGCTGCTCCTGAAAGAGTACAAGGTAGTATTAATATAAAGTTATTTCAACAATTAGATCCAAACTTAAACCCATCAGTATTATCAACTACTATTGGTAAAGTAAGAAACGGATCTGCTTTGAATATGAATGATAATAAAGTTTTAGCTGAATTAATGACATCAATGATTAAAACATCTGATGATGCATTGTTAGCTAAAATATTTGCTAACTTGAAACAAATTCAAGCTAAGTAATGGCTGAAATAAATGTAAATATAGATCCTGCTAAAAAAGGAAGCTATGAGTTTTCACAACTTGAAACTTATGGTGACTTAAAAAAAGTTATTAAGTCTATTACTAGTAGACAAAAAGTAAGTACTATTAAAGGAGGGATAAAAGGAAAAGCTACAGACATAGCACTAGATGCTGCTGTAGAACTTTTAAAAGCTACTATACCTGGAGTTGGATTAGCTAAACATGGGTATGATGTATTTAGAGGACTTATAAAAAAACCAGATACTAAAAAAACTAATACCTGGTTAGACAAATTAGATATTGACGATGAGATGTCTAAAATTATAGATGATACAGTTGAAAATGGATTTATAGAGGCAATGACTAAAACACTAGAATCAAAACCAGATGATAAACCATTAGAGCCTGACTTTAACATGAATGCTGAAATGGTAAAGTATTTAAGAGATAAATATGAAGGTAGAACAGTAGCAGGTATTAAGGAAAATAAAAATATGGATTTAAAAGAATTTATCAAGCAACTAGTACGTGATATTTTAGATGAAGAATCTACAACTGCTGGTGTACCTGGTTATTCTACTCCATATGCGTTCTCTAAAAAAGGACAAAAAACAAACGGTGCGACTGAAGAGGCTGGAAGAGAGGGAATGAAAAAAGTACCTAAAGGAATGCCAAGTGATTCTAAGGTGTATGATTATAAATCATTTTTTGGTAAAAAACCAAAATATAAGATATATAAAGAAAGTGATTATGATAAAGCATCACCACAACAAAATCCAAGCAATTATACTAAAGCTAGTGGATATACAGCAGGTGGTATAAAGGGAGATGATTATTATAAAAAAGAAAGCATGAAAATACAAGAAATAATTAAAGAAGAATTGTTAAATGAGGCAACTTATAAGCAATTTAAAAAAGAAGTTAAATTCAGAACTAAAGCTGAACAACTACATAAGGCAATGCGTGAGGTAAAACGTAAATTAAGTGAAATTGATCGTATTGTTGAATATACTACTCGTATGAAGCAAGAATTAAGTGAGGGTGATGGTGTACAGTATTGGAATAGAACAGAAAAAGCAGTACATAGTATAGCTGAAATGGTAAATCATTTAAATAACAAAATAAACAATCTTAAGCAGTAATGGCAAAAGCTAAAGCAGCATCTTCTA